GCTAATGAAGGTCAAACCAAATTCACTGCTACTGATACAAGCACAACATCTACTAACATACAAGTATATTTGAATGGTGTTTTCCAAGAAATTGGTACAGATTATACTCTAGGTAACCCATCAGTTACAGTCATCAACCCTGCTACAGGTCTGACTGTAGGTGACAACTTTGATATTGTAATCACTAGATAAATAACCACATGGCACAACCAAACACTAGACAAGGACTCATAGAATACGGTAAGAGACAATTAGGTGCTCCCGTGCTTGAAATAAATGTTGCTGAAGAGCAAATGGACGATTTGATAGATGATACTATCATCTTTTATCAAGACCGCCATATGGATGGTGTTGAGAAGATGTATCTAAAGCATAAGATAACAAAAGATTTTACAGATACCATACAAGCAACCAGTGCACCAGGTCGTGAGACATCAACAGGTATTACTACAACTACAAGTCCTAGTGTAGATATTCAGGGTATTGGAACTACTACGTTTTCATTTGAAGAGACACAAAATTTTATACAAATACCAGATGCTGTAATAGGTATTGAAAAAGTTTGGAAGGTTGATAGTCGTGCTATAGCATCTAACATGTTCAATGTGACATATCAATTATTTTTGAATGAAATATACTATTTCAGTTCAATGGAATTGCTTCAATATACACAGATCAAGAGATACCTTGAGGATATTGATTTTATACTTCACCCAGACAAACAAATAAGATTTAATAGAAGACAGAATAGATTATATATTGATACTGACTACAGTAGTATGAAGACTGATGACTATCTTATCATAGAATGTTATAGGGTTTTAGATCCTAATGATTACCCTAAGGTCTATAATGATCGTTGGGTCAAGAAGTATTTCACAGCACTATTGAAAAAACAATGGGGTCAAAATCTCATAAAGTTTCAAGGTGTCAAACTGCCAGGTGGTGTAGAACTCAATGGTAGACAATTCTATGATGATGGCGTAGCAGAATTACAAGCACTAGAAGATAAGATGGCAAATGAATTTGAATTACCTGTTATGGATATGATTGGCTAATGGCACTCAATCCGTTTTTCTTACAAGGTAGTAAGGGTGAGCAAACCCTTGTACAAGAACTGGTCAATGAGCAGATCAGGATGCACGGTATCGAGTTTATCTACATGCCTCGTGTCCTTGTGACGAGTGCTAGTGTGATGAGAGAAATTAGAAGTTCTAAGTTCGATAGATCATTCCCTATAGAAGGTTACATATCATCATACGAAGGATTTGATTCTGGATACAATCTCCTTACAAAATTTGGTGTGAGGTCAACAGCAGAGATGAAGATAGTTATATCATCAGATAGGTATGAGAATGGTATCGCTCCTCTCCTCTGGAAGTCTCCTAGTGCAGCAACAGGACCTACTGGTAGAACAGAGGATCAGAAAAGACCATTTGAGGGGGATCTTATGTATTTCCCACTTAGAGATATAATATTTGAAATCAAGTATGTAAATGATATAGAGAATTTTTACCAACTCAAAGATACCTACACATATGAATTGACATGTGAACCATTCGAGTACGGAGAGGAGACATTTGACACTGGTGTTGGTGCTATAGATGATGACTTTGATGATGAAGGATACAATGTCACAATGATACTTGGAGATGCAGGTGCAAGAGCAACAGCATCAGCTAGTATTGTGAATGGTGGTATTCATAAGATCGATATTATTTCTGGTGGCACAGGATATACAAATGCCCCATCTATAATTATTGAACCACCTGTAGGTGGCGTACAAGCGTCTGCTGTAGCAATTACATCCACTACTGGTACACGTAACTTCAAATCACTACGAGTTGAAAGTATTAATATAACAAATCCTGGTGCAGGTTACACCTTTATACCAACCATTCAATTTGTAACTGAAGATGGTAAGGGTACAGGAGCATCAGCTATAGCTGGTGTAGGCACAGCAGGTGTTATAGGTCCTATTTCTATAGCATTCAAAGGAAAGGGATACTACGCTCCTTCAACAGTATCATTCAACCTACCACCTTCAGGTGGAGTGCAAGGTATCGCAACTGCTACAATCAATACCACCACCAATCAGATTGAAACTATAATTGTAACAAATGCAGGTTACGGTTATACTGCTACGCCATCAGTCACCATTGGTGCTGCCTCAACAATTGGAAGTGGTACGTTCAAGTATGGTGAGATAATAACTGGTGAATCCTCACTTACAACAGCGTTTGTGACTAAGTGGAATACTGAAACAAATACTCTACTTGCTAGAAATCTATCTGGAGATTTTGCGGTTGGAGAGAATATTGTCAATGTTGGATATGGCACTGCTGTATACACCCTAGATAGTATTGACTATAGTGATGATGATGCATTTGAAACTGGTGATGAGATACAAGATCTCTCACAGAGCAGCATCTTAGATTTTACAGAAAGAAACCCATTTGGTGAAGTATAATGTTAGGAAGTTATTTCTACAATGAGACGATAAGAAAGACAGTTATTGCTTTCGGTACGTTATTCAATAATATAAGAATCAAAAAATTTGGAACTGATGGTAAAACCATAAGTCAACTAAAAGTTCCTGTAGCATACGGTCCTATGCAAAGATTTCTTGCAAGGATCGAACAACAACCAAACTTTGATGATAATGTTGCAATAACATTGCCTAGAATATCATTTGAGTTGACATCATACGCTTATGACCCTAGTCGTAAATCATCACCAATTACAAAATTTACAGGCAAAGGTGAAACAAAAACAAAACATAAAAAAATATTTTTACCTGTCCCTTATGAGATAGGATTTAGACTAAGTTTTGCTGCAAAATTACAAGATGATTCTTTACAAATATTAGAGCAGATACTACCACACTTCCAACCATCATATAATGTAACTGTGAATATGTTAGAGGGTGTAGAAGAAAAAAGAGATATACCATTTACACTTGCGAACGTGTCTTTTGTCGATGAATATGAAGGTGACTTTTCTACTAGAAGGTTTATACAATATGATCTTGACTTCGTAGCAAAGACATATTTCTACTCCGAGATACCTACAGACGAGTCTGGTATTATCAAGAAGGTACAAGTCGATTACTCTACTGCTATCAGAGCACCAAGAGCACAGAGATACACAGTTGTGCCACAGGCAGTCAAAGACTATAACAGTGATACTGCTACTACAATCACTGCTGAATTGACTCCAAAGCAAACTCTTGTATCAGTTTCATCTGCTGCATCCCTCTCTGTCAATACCTATATTCAGATAAATTCTGAGGTGATGAGGATCAGAGAAATAAATGGAACTAATTTACTTGTACAAAGAGGACAATTTAGCACCAAGATAGCAGAGCATTATACAGGTGCTACTATATCACAAGTGGATGCTCAAGATAATGCTTTGATAGAAGTGGGTGATGAATTTGGATTTACAGAGAGTAGATCATTCTTTGATTCAGATGGATTAGAATATAGCACAGCACAAGGAGCTGATATATAAATAAACTTGACTAAGCACTGGAGACACAAGTGGAAGAATTGGAATTCGATGGACTCGATTATGAAGAAGATCGATGCATGGGATATGATTGCACTATAAAAGAAGATTTTATTGTAAGGATGGCATTGAAGTATAAAGATGGAATACCAAATACCGAGTTACCAATAAAAATGTCTACCAGAAAAGTAGAGTGGGGAGAAAATAATGAAAGATGGTACGAGTTTGGTTTGAATAAAAATGATAACCTAGAAGATGCATGGAAAATGTATGAGGAGTGTGTAGTAAATCTATCACAGTGTGGTAAATCTCATCCTGTTAAACTCATAGAAATTGAAGTTGGTCGTGTGCATCATGATCATGACAAATGGGTTTGTTATACTAGAGAAAGAAGTTTTACTGGAGATAATCAAGAAGGACGTAAGTCACAAATCAAAAGTTATGATGAACTAAATACACTTGACGAAGCATTGGAGACACTAAGTGGAAAACTCTGAGAGATACATCTTTAGGGTCATTAGATCAAAAGAAGACGGTATATGGCACTGGAAAATAAAAAGAAACAAACCTGTCACTATTGATGGTATCGAGTACCTTGCAAGAATAGTAGTAAAACATGGTCAAAATGCTGATGGAAAGACTGCTGTAGCAGAAATGAAAGCAGCTTTTGAAGCATTGTAATAAATATAGATAAAGTAATACTCCGAATACTCCGAATATTTGCCTGTCATTATTTGGAAAAGCATGTCAAACTCCTATGATGCTATTGATAAAGCACTAGATGTGAAGTCTGAAATAGTACGTGAGAAAAAGAAACTAAGTCAAAAACCTAGTGACTCAGATGATCCCACAAAGGATTATGAATACAGTCGTGCACAATTATATAACTTAGTTGAGAAAGGTCAAGAAGCAGTCAATGGTATACTTGATGTATGTCAAGACTCTCAACATCCTAGAGCATATGAAGTAGCAGGTCAGTTGATCAAGCACGTAGCAGACACAACTGATAAGTTAGTTGATTTGCAAAAGAAAATGAAAGACTTAGATGAAGATAAGTCAGGACCTAAGAACGTTACCAATGCTATGTTTGTAGGCAGCACCTCTGATCTTCAGAAGATGTTGAAGCAAATGGGCAAGGATAAATAAAACATGGACAATCTAAACTCTGCGTTGAAACGCATCAAAAAGAAAAAGGAAGTCAAGGAAGCAGCGTTTCTTGCAGGTGCAGGTAAAGCAGTTGCTATGGGTGCTAAAGCAGTCGCTAAAGCAGTTGGTGTCGGTGGCAAAACTGCTGCCAAGGCAAGTGCCAAAGGTGCAAAGGGGGCAGCTAAATCAACAGAGAAAGTTGTCAAGAGTATGAAAAGACCTAACATCAAAAGTTATAAAGATCCTAATACAGGTAAAACTAATCTAAAAAAATATAGACAAGACCAAAAAAAATTCAACGATACAAAGAAAAAGAAAGAACAAGTCAATCCTGATCCAGTTGAAAATAAAAAAGATGATACTAAAAAACCTGAATCTCAGATTGGTAAAAACGTTGGTAATGCAGTAGGTGGTGCAGCAAAGAAAACTAAAAATATTGCAAAAAGTGCTGTAGGTGGTGCAACAGCAGGTTTCGGTGCATCATCATTTAGAAAAGAATCTAAAATAACTTTCCAAGATTTTATTGACAAAACCCCCTAAATTATGAGTGACATTTATCTCGGTAACCCCAATCTAAAAAAGGCAAATACCCAGACTGAATTTACAGAAGAAAATATAAAAGAATTTTTGAAGTGTAAGGACGA